AAGGAATATACACCATGTTCAATCGTAGACGAACTGGTCTCAGAAGGGAAAGCTCCGAGTAGGATAGAGTTTCTGACAGCCATAGTATTCGGGTAATTAACCATGTAACTCTCTGCATCAGAAAACTCCATATCGGTATTGGGCATTTGTCGTATCTTCACAGGGTCGCCACCTGCCCACGCCCACCAACCACCGTTAGCGAAGTAGTAAATGATGTTTTTGTGTGAGAAAAGCCCGTAGGGTGCGCCTTCTGGCACATCTAATATAAAGTTATAAGTCTGGGAGGTTCCGTCCCAAAAGAAGATTTTACCCTGTTGGAACTCATTAGTTGAGCTAGAACTACGTTTTTCACAGGCTATAGCGAGATATTCAGTGTAGACTGCCATACTAGTGACCTCGTAGCCAGATGGAAATACTAGTCTGTGTTGAGCAAACTCCGTCGACGATGGAGCTGATTGGGAGATCGGCTCCCATGCGGCCAAATATCGTCCATTACCAATACAAATATATTGGAGGAAGTCTTCTACGGGATGGAAGCCGTTTTGCGGTGACACAAGTCGTGCTACCTCGGTTGAGAATCGGGCTGTGGATAAGTCTGATGCGGTTGCTGTTCCAATAGTTGAAGCTGTACCGCTAGAGTGAGTAACATGAAAATGGTAGGTTGAGGCGGTTGGTGCGACGCTGGTGCGGACGGGAGCTGCAAAAACAAATTCATTGAGCTGACCATTCGTTATATCCCCCACAGCTTTTGTGACAGTTCCAAGCACGTTATTGGCTGCATCGTGCATGGTGACAACAATATCGGTATCACCCTTGGCTGTAACCCATAGTTTGAGTGAGTATTGAGGTTCTATTGTCGGGGTGAACGACAATTGGTTTGCTGCTGTTTCAGTGATTGAACCAGTGGTAGTGTAGGTGTTCGACGAATCTGTGGCACTTTGGTCGCTGATTGCTCCTATAGCATTGTCGTTGACTGTAAATGAACCTCCAGCAAACCTGCCGTCAGCATCGGTGATACTGTGCATGGTCGTAGTGCCGGGAATCCAAATTGTATCTTGCTGGAAGTTATAAGTCATTCCGTAGGCAGTATCGGTTAATGAAGTCCCGTCTTTGGCCCAAGTCCCACCAGTTGTTCTAGTGTATACATTACCTGCTATGTCGATGGCTACAATTTTTCCAGATGGTAGCTGGATCATGTCTGTTATTAAATCTACAACAGTCGTCGATGATTCCTTAACTGTTTCAGGCAGGATTGTTAGTTGAGTCGGACTCTTACGGAAGTCTATGTGTTTCGAATAATAAAAGCCGTGTTCTGGTCCCAATTTAAGGTCGGTACTCCAACCTCCATCGAATCGTTGTTGGACGAATGGTGTCTTAGCCATATCAGCTCACCGTATAGTCTCTGCGCCTGTGTGTGTAGCCGAACCCAACCCTGACTGGCCTGACATAGTTGGAGCTAGTCTTAGAGCTGTAGTTTTCCTTACACTGTTCAAGCGCTTCGTCGAATATCGCCTTGAAGTCTCTGGCCAGGGTACGGTTCTTGCGCCTTAAGTAATATCTATAACACGCGTAATCTATTAACGATTCATGAAACTCCTCGGGGATGTCGGGGACTTCAGCTATAGTATAGGTAGCTCCAGCTACAGTTGTACCACCATAAAGATTTTCAAGAGTTATGTTGTCAGAATCAGTGAAAGCCGAAACCGTGTACCACATCCCATCCGCTGAACCATCAGTAACACTAAACTTTCGACCAACCATATCGGCAGTAAAAGCAGCGCTAGACCCAACTACCCCAGCAGAGCCGTTAGTGGCAGTCACATCGCCTGTGGTGTGGTCAGCTTCAGCCATATCTCGCATAGAAGGTTCGTATCGAATAAGAGCTGCGTCTGACACTGAAGCAGAGGGTGTCGGATAAATCTCTATCTCGTCCTCTCCTTTAACAAAATAAAACTCAGGGATGGTGCTTTCGAAGCTCTGGAGATTAAGGTCATTCCACCTGTCTTCATCGGCAATTTCTGTCAATGGATAATTAACATTCGCCACCGTCACAACGATGGATTTAAGTTTAACTAGGTCTTCGGGTAGTTGATAAGCTTTTTGGGATGCTACTAAACTAAAAGTCTTACTAGTGACGCGCCACTCACGATTCAGTAAATTCTGGAACTTCTTTGAACCCTGATTGATCGCTCGTTTAATCGTGACTAGCGATGTAGCGTCATCATCTTGCACTTGCTCTTGTGCTTCTTCATACATGTTTTGAAAAGTCAGCATACGGCTCCTTTATTTGAGCCGTCTGAGCTATTGAATATATTATACATCATACCGTCCTTTTAAACATATAGACCGCTATATATGGTGGCATTATACTCATAGCCGTACCACTTCCCCCTAAGCTGTGGGTGTGGGCTGATTCATTCTGGTTGGTGGCTGTTGCGTTGTCGGTGTTTCTGGCTGCCTTGTTTTGGACTGGACTAGACGCTGAGTAGTTGGTTGAACCACTACCACCAGCGGTATAAAAGCCACCCGTTGAGTGTTGGTGTGCATCTTGGGTGTGGGTGTGGGCTGTACCAGCACCAGTTGAGATATTAGGCAGGTTTGCTTGGGCAATCGTAGCAGTTTTAGCCCCACCAGTTTCCTCTGAGGTGTCAAAGTCGGTATCTCCAGAATCTAAACTAATGAGCATCTTGCCTTCACCAAAAGCTACCCAAGTCCCTACCCCAAGTACAGTGCCTGGGTTGGTAGAGTTAATTGACATATATATAGAACCAACTGGGTAGATTGTAGTAATTATGGAGTCCGCGTAAGCTTTGATAGATTGTTGTGAGGCTAGTTTAGTCGCTGAGTCACTAGCCATATTATCTTCATCTAGAAATGCCGTACCACTGATTGCCGTGTTGAGTACGGGCGAAGTGTGAGTTTTATTGGTTAGGACTTCGGTTCCAGTAAGGCTAACAGCCTTGTCCGAACCAGTTACCCCCGAGAGTTTGTAGTCATGAGAGGTGGTTACGGCAGAGCTGTCTATCCCAACTTTGGCTTCTAGGGCTTCTAAAATATCGTTGGCATTACTGTGCTGTAACGCGTGATCGGTGGTGTCCATCTGGCTTGTGCCAGTGGGGTTGCTGAGCGCATCTAGTGAGGAAGGATAATTAACCATCAGTTATACCCCGTAGTGTTTTTGGCGGACTCTGTGAAGGCTGCAGTATTTTTAACTGCATTCCTAGCAACACCAGCACCAGCCCCGTTGTATGGAGCTGCCACATTGTATGCTCGCGCCTCGTTGTATAGGGACGGTTCATAGTTTGGGTTGCCTTCAGAAACCGTGTTATTTTTTGAAATAAGGGACAAACCTGTAGTGTTTAGACTGGGGCCGCTGAAACCAGAGGTAGTTTTGGTTGATGTGGAGTGAGTGCCTGTCGTTTTGCTCACAGAGGTACTTAGGGAGCCGTTTTTACTAGGGCTGCCGTAGGCAACCGTAGGTTTAGACTCTCCTGTATGTAGGGCTTTATTCTTGGACTGATTAGTGTGCGCGGATGTGTTCTTGGCTACATTTGCATTAGCAGTCGTAGGTTTGGCTGGTGTAGTGTGGGCTGTTGTGTTTTTTGGCATATTAACATCTCCTTACTTGAGAGCAAGAAACTGTTTCTTGGTAAGATAACCAGCACTAGTATCAGTTATTATGGTTGCACTCGAACTGGCAGTAACGACCACCTGCGTAAAGGCGGTTGGTTGAATTGGGGTGTCGTAATATGTCACCAAGTCAGACTGTAGGGCTACAAGGTTTCCGCCCTCTACCTCACATTGAGTATATCCAGGACCGCCTCTTGCTTCAAACTCTAATAAAGCGTTTCTAAGGGTGGCTGTGATGCCAACCTGAACACCGCCACCCAGAGCCTCTTTTCCTGCTGCGTCTATGATGTGGTCATAGGACATACCTTCGGGGAGTTCATCCTCTAGGTTCCTACAAGTGTCTACAAGGTCTTGCACGGTAATAGACGTAGAGGGGTCTGCCACCGTTATAATTCGAGGTGACACGCTCCAGTCTATAGTTACATCTGTTCTAGACGCCATCCTCAAGCTCCCTGGCGCGATTCTCAAGGGTTCGGATCATATCTTGTTCCTCAACTATTCTATCTCTTTCGCTAGAGATAGCTTTTTCCATAGAATCTATGTTGTTCTCGTGCTTGAGAATACTACCTTTTAGAGCCTCTACGTCGTAGGGAATTACGGTTTTTTGAACTCTTGGATCCATCTTTGGCACCTTCCTTGACGTCTTCTTTGACGTCTTCTTTAGTGTCTTTCTTGGGGGTTCCCGTTGCTTGTGTTAGTTTAACACCAGCCCCTTCATCTGCCAAGATCCTGTCAAGTTCTTCTTCTGAGTCTGCTCGAGCAACTACTGAGAACTCTGAGCCGCCCCTGCGGGCAACCCAGATAACTTTGTCTCCGTTGCGTGATTGTGATTTTCGTACTTTAGCCATTTATATCTCCTAGTTAGAGCTTATTGAATCTTTAGTTCTAATCGCTGCGTTTGATAGTCCAGTTGTACCGAAACTAACCTCGGCTGCGTATGGAATCATCGGCGTGGTTGAAGATGCTGTGTTCTTGGCATTTCTTACTCTT